GTATCCCCGCCACCGCCGCATAGCGAATGCAGTCGATGGGGTCTTTCCACGCCTCGTCCTGCCCACCATCCGCCGTGTACTCCTGAAAGGCTTGGATGATGTTCTCGCAGCGGTCCGAGATGTAGAGATGAGGTCTATTAAGGGAATCCACCGGAGCCTTCTTGTTGTACGAAAGCTTGGTCTGGATGGCCTGCAATCCATCCTCGATGTCCAAGCCGGGGGCTGGGAGGAACACTAGCCCCGCATCCTCAAGGTCCGCCATAACGGACGATACGCCGGTTTGCGTCTGATATTTGGCTGCACCTAACCGAGGATCGATCAGTCGTTCAAAGATTGAGTCGTTCGTATCCGACTCCATCCCCGTGATCAGATCGACGTAATCGCGGATGCCATAACCCAGACCCTTAGACCCCTCTCCCCCAATCCACTTACCCCCGTGCCATCTGGCCCACTCCCCGACATTCACATCCGGCCATTCCCGATAAATCCACCACGTATCCGACTGGTCCACGGCAATCCACGCCATAAACCAGTTCTTCCGCCCAGCAGGGTCGAGGATGAGGTACTTCGTCGTTCCCTTCAGGTTAATCGAGTCGTGGGCTACGACGTTCAGGTCTCGGCTGAAGTTGGGGAACTTCGTACTGACTGACTTCGTAGCAATGCCATACGCACGGGTCAGAATCTCCGCCTCTGGCCTATTGGCTAGGTCTTTGGCGATACGGTCGTAACCACCGAAGGGGTTGTCTCTACTGTGGAAGTAGATGATCCCGGCATCCCGGTTCCTTGAACGCTGTAGGTATGGGACGTTCCGGCCACCCAGAAGCTCGGCGGGCTTAGATCGGATGGTCTCCGCTCCCTGCACGTAGTCTCGGACAACTTCGGTGTAGCCGTCGATAGGTGTAAAAGTAACGACCAGCTTGCTGTTGCGAGTAGCGAGGCGGAAACGAAGAGTGCTAAGGAGTTCCGGTCCGACCAGATATTCATCACACCAAGCGCCAATGTTGATCCAGCTAGGATTGCGGCACCCCAACTCAGCACCCTCAAGGATTGTGTCGTTGTTAAGGAATTGAGCATACGTCTTAAAGATGATGGAGCTTTTGCTGACAGGGAGGATGAGACTAGACTTGGAGAAGCCGTTCTTCCGGGTGTAGGACACGTTCTCCTCCGTACCCAAGACCTTCACCTTAAACTCCTCCGGCAGAGCGTCATAGACCGCAGACTGCTGCTGACGGATGGACACATCCGCATTCTGGGCAAAGCACATAATGACGGAGCCGGGGTTCTCGACTGCCGCCTTCACAATGGCGTGCGCGGCAAAGGAGGTTTTGCCCGACCTGTTCCCGCCGCTAACCAGCAGCTCACTATGCACTTCTAGTAGTTCCTCGGCATCCCGCCAATGAGGTAGCTTCCACCCGTACCGATACGGATCACGCCTGCTATTGGCGATAGCCGAGTGGTAAAGCTCGTGGAGCTTCAGAACATCCTGCGGCTCCATCGCCGCCAACTGCTCGTCAGTCGGCGGCTTTAGAACTTCGTGCGGTTCCCAGACTAGGGCCATTGTTAAAGGAAAGCCTAGTTTTCTTTAATTCCGGAAAATGGAAATAAAGGAAAGCCTAGTTTGCTTAGACCTCCACCGGCTTAGCCACCACTTCCACGCTACTAGCCTTCAGCTTGGCCCTAGCTTCCTCAATAGCCTTCATCGCATCCTCCAAGCTGGGCGCGGCACCCTTGTGCTCCACAACCACCTTGTTCTCCCCCAGAGCTGCAAGAAACTTGTCATTAGCTATGCCCCAAGGAATAGCCAGATCCCGGATGTTGGTCCGCGCCAACTGCTCAGGGTCTTCTGCCAACTGCCGCATCTTCTCCTTCTGCAAGAGCCTCAAGCCCTCCGCAATCTCCAGCGCATCCTGCGCCAACTCCCGCCGCCTATCCTCCAAGACCATCTGATGCCGCGCTTTAAGCCGACTAATGGTCTCCCACTTCATCCCCAGCTCCTCCCTAATCTTCCCAAAGGAGCACCCCTCCGCCAACATCTCCAAAGCCTTGACGGCCTTAGCCGGATCACGCCTTTCCAAGAAGTTCCCCTCAGCCTCGCCGAACTTAGCAATCTCCACCGCCATCTCACTAACAGGCTTTCTAGCCCGTTTAGCGCGTTCTTTAGCCATAGGGCTATGCTGGTATGCCCCAAGGGCTCAACTCAAGCCTAATCGCACAGGGCGGCTTTTAGGGACATATTGGGAATTTTTTAAAAGGGGTTAGTGGAGCAATCCCAATTTACCCACCCCCCCCACCCCACCGACCCCCTCCCCCCCCAATTGGAATGAGGTGACCACCCTATGGGTAGAATTAGGGGGAATACCCTAAGCACAAGTGTGAATAGCAACACCTGCGCGGGCGTGGCGAGGCTTAAGAGGGGAAAGGGTTGCGCCAGCCGTTGCGCCAGCCATTGCCCGGCTCACTCCTTCGCCAGCCTTTGCCTCACTCTGGCCGTGACTCTGGCCGCCACTCTGGCCTCTCTCTTACGGTCCTCTCTGCCTCTCCTTTGCTTTTGAAGGGAATGTTTCCTTTGCCTAGGGGTGCCGGGATTCAATTGCGTAAAACTACGTATTGAAGCGCAAGGGGTGCCTATGGTATTGTTTGCCGCGCTCGAGACACTCGAGCATAACCAAAAACAAAAAATGCATTCACTAAACGGCGCTACGTTAACTCCTGCTTATGGGCGGGACTACACTTCAGGCAAAGACGCAATCGCGTCTTTTGAATCGGGGAAGGATTTCTCCTTAGCCTCTGTCTTTCACGGATCCGGTTACGTATCGTGCCGGGATTTCGTTGCCGGGGACCGGGTGTCGATCCGTTACGGAAAGCTTCGCAAGGTAGTTGGCCACGTAGTGAAAGGGGGTGCCGCGTGAATCGCGCCGTTATTTCCCGCGTGCTTCCCGCTACCGACACTAAGGGAACGCGTATCGCGTGCGTCTTTATGTCTCCGGGGGAAACGGTGCCACGCAAGGTTTACCCTTGGAATTACGCTTACTCCTCCGCGGAAAATCACGCCTTAGCGGTTCGCCTTTTCCTTAACTTACAGGCAAACGCTTTTGGAGTGTCGGATTCGGCCCACTTACAGCCCGGAAAATGGGTGCATATCGTGCGCGAGGTCAAAGGGGGTGCCGCGTGATTTACCTTACCTCCGGGGACGCTAAAACCTCGAAAGGCGAATCCCTCGGTTTCCTTACGGGGATTTTGTACCTCGCGCCACACGCCCTTTCCGGGCGCAACGTTTGCGCGTTTGCCTCTGAAGGGTGCATTGCCTCTTGCCTTAATACCGCGGGGATGGGTGCGTTTTCCAACGTTCAGGACGCCCGAATCTCTAAAACCCGAGACTTCTTCAAATCCCCTAAAGGATTTGTTGAAACCCTCGCGCAAGACATTGCGGCGCTTGAAAGGAAGGCTGAACGGGAAGGCAAGCAAGCGTGCGTAAGGCTAAATGGAACGTCGGATTTGCCTTGGGAAAACCTTGGCGGGGACGCGGGCGTTTGCCTTATGCGGCGCTTTCCCAACATTCCCTTTTACGACTACACAAAAAACCCGTCACGCGTGCGGGCGTTTCTTGCGGGGCGCTTGCCTAGCAACTATTCCTTAACCTTTTCCCGTTCAGAGTGTAATGGGGAAACGGCGCTTGAATTAGCGCAAGCTGGTGCAAACGTTGCGTGCGTGTTCGCTACCAAAAAGGGAAACGCCCTTCCCGCTAAATGGGGCGGCATTCCCGTAATTGATGGGGACGCGCACGATTTGCGCTTTCTGGACAAGCGGGGCCGCGTGGTTGGATTGCGCGCCAAGGGTTTAGCCAAAAAAGACGATTCGGGATTTGTTATCTATCCAGAAAGGGGTGACGCGTGATCGTGAAACAAATCCTTCCCGATTTATGGGAAATCCACAACGCAGGGAAACCCGTTGCGTGCGTTGCCTTTGACTCTATCTCGGGGAATTACTACGTTGCCGAAGGGGACGCGGATTGGGAAAGCTTCCCGACGTTTGAGGATGTTCTGAACTACGCAAGGGAAGGGGGTGCCGAGTGAAGAAGGGGGACTTTATTGCAACGGCGCTTTGGTTGGTGGTTTGCCTAGGTTTCCTTTGCTACGGTGTCGGCTTGGCGCTTTTAGGTTAACTTAGCCTTCCCCATTTCGGGCACCCCTTTGCCGGGGGTGCCTTTTTTGCGTCCGGGTGCCGGGATCGGGTGCGCTTGCCTCGGATTCGGGCTTTCCCTTGCGCGTTTCCCTTGGATTTAACGGGTGCCGGGCGTGCTGGGGGTGCCACGGTAGCCTTTTAGGGTTAAAACCCTTAGAAACGCAAGGAAAGGCCATTTGCGGCGATTTCAGAGAAATAGGTAATTCCCCCTATTCCCGAATCCTTCTCCGAAGCTTTCCCCGTACGTGTTCCCCACTACGGAAGAGGCTTGCCGGGAGCGGCATTAGGTGGAAAAGCTCCTTAAAGGACGAATCCCCCTTAAAGGGCAAATCCCCTTAAAGGGCGAATCCCCGGCAACTAAATCGAGTAAATCTACTAAAATGCCCGAATCCCAACTCCTGATCCTATTCCTCGCCATCGTCCAAATGGAGAGTGCCGGGGACCTGAACGCCCGCAACGGGTCCGCCGTAGGCCCGGCCCAAATCCAGCCTGCCGTAGTTAAGGACATTCAAAGCTGGGGGCACCAAGCCTCCTTAAAGGACCGATCCAGCTTAGACGGCAGCTTCCGCCTGTTCTGCCTCTACACCGACAGGTGGGTGGCGCGGCACCGGCTACCCGACACGCCGCAGATCAGAGCCAACATCTGGAGGCACGGGCCTAATTCCCAGTACGCCTTAAAGGGCCAATCCACCAAATACTCCTTAAAGGTCGAATCCCTCATTAAGGATGAGGATCTCAGTTGGGCTCATCCGAATAGCCGTAAATGGTTTAACGACAGAGGGAAGCGTAATCTGGGAAGCTAGGGTGATGACGGGTTTTTTAGCTGTGATTCCCGTTAAAACCTTCACCCTCTTAGAACTTTCTTCGAACATATCTAGTTGGTCTTCAGAGGTTTGCACGCTTAAAGGCAAAATCACGCATCTAAAGCTTGATGTCAACCGTCTGTATGGTAAGGTCTCGTTATCAGGTGTGTGCCTGAGAAATCTATTTCGCCCGACTGATCCTCGGGTGGGTTGTTCAAGCAATGGCCCGTCAAGCACACACTTGGCGGGCCTTTTGCTTGTGACAACAACCTACTCAACAGATGTGTGTGCTGGCCGTGAGCCGTTTATCCCGGCTTGGCTGTTCGATTTCGGGCTTACCCCGCAAGAAGGCTGGGTGCTCTCCTACCTCTGGCGCTGCCGCAACGCGCAGACGGGCCTATGCAACCCTGCATCCGCGACGATTGCTGAGAAGGCTAATCTCTCGGTGCGGGCGGTCTTTGCCGCCCTTAAGTCCTTAAAGGACAAAGGGCTGATAAGGGTTAAGCCGGGAAATAGTGCTAGGTCCAACGCCTACGTTCTTACCCTTAATGGCGTAGAACTACGTATGCACCATATGCACACCAAGGTACATAACTTAGATAATACTAAGAATACTAACCTTGGTATGCACCATATGCATAGTCTCCCCAAGGATGAGAACCTTGGAGTGCTGCATAAGGGCGCAGCGCACGCAGCTATTCTTCGCACGCTGAAGCCCACTCTAAGCCCCAACGCATACCACGATTACCGGGTCGAGCTAAAGGGAGACGGATACGCCACCGTGATCAACCCGTATGGCGGGCGCACTCGCTTCCCGTTTCCGACTGCCGTATGAGCAAGCAACGCGCATTTATGCGGTATTACCCGCCGCTCCCTAAAGGTCCGGGGCCTCATATGCCTTACGCTGACTACCTGAAGACCCCGTACTGGGCTTTGGTGTCAAAGCACGTAAAGGCTCGCGCCGGGCATCGTTGCCAAGTCTGCAACAGCCAGATGGACCTCGCCGCGCATCACCGCACCTATGAGCATCGCGGCTACGAACTGGAGCATTTGGACGACCTGATCTGTATGTGCCATCGCTGCCATAGCGTGTTTCACGGGAAGCCGCATCAGGAGCAGCAGGCACCGAAGATGCCAACGCCTCCGAAGCCTAAAAGGGCCAAGCATCAGGTCGATTTTCCCGCGCTTCCTGCCGCAGATGCTGAGGGCAAGATCGTGCTCACAAAGCAACTGCTGGAATTGTGCCGGACTCACCGCTACGGCATTACGCACCCGACCGCCAAAGCCCTAGGTCAAAGCCTTCCGTTGGAATCGGGCTGGTTCTCGCGGATGGTCGGGGAAAAGGTTTTACTGGAGGACTTCAAGCTCGCCTTGCAGTTCACCGGAAAATACAAAGTCAGCTAAACCTAAAACCAAAGATGATGACACTAATATGCAGCGGACTCGGCTTCCTCATTGGGGTCGTAGTCGGAATCGTGATTCAAAGCGAAGACGGCCCTGACCGGGAGGACTTTGAGTGAACCACGCCGAAGAAGCCATCAGGCTAATCACCGGGGACCGGAACGAGAGCTACGGCACCCCAGATCAGGACTTCTCAGGGATCGCCGCGATGTGGACCGGACTATTGAATACCCGACTCACCAGCCCCATCACCGCAGAGGATGTTCCGCTGATGATGTGTGCGCTAAAGCTTCGCAGGCAGGCACATAAGCCGAAGGACGACAATTTGATTGACGCGCACGGGTATCTCCTGTGCCTTGAATGGATGCAGACGGGGAAACGCCCCGTCGTAGGAAACCAAAACCAAACAGAGAAAGCAGCACACAATGAAGATTAAAAGACCAGCCCTATATAGCCCGGCGGCGATGGCCGCCTATTTCATCGGACGGGCCGAAACGCATCGGCTGAACTCCCGATACGAAACTCGGGACCAATTCCGGCAGGGAGCCCGGGCGATGATGCGAGACAACGCCCTCCGAGCCGTTCATTACATCAAGCAGATTGGAGGTGCGTCTTGATTAACGAGCACGGCGATATGATCGCCATCTCAGCCTACTACAAGGTGCAGGCTCAGGTGGACGACCTCCAACGGCAATTGGACAACGCCCGCACGGGCTGGCTGTGTGAAACCTGTGATGGGCGGGCTTGTGAGGGCCAGCGGCAGAGCGAGTTGATGTTCGCGGAAAACGAGTCCCTGCGTGAAAAAATAGCGGACTGGGAGAATGCGGTAGCGCACGCCCTAGAGCATCGACCCGAGGAGCAGCATTGCACTTGTGTTGCTCCGTTAGTCGGAAAGGTGAAACAACTGGAGCGCGAAAAGGCGCTTCAGGGGCTGCATCTTGCCACTATGGCAGACGTAGTACTCGGAGAGAATGCCGAGGATCGCAGCGACGAGACGTTGGTGCGGGAGGTGTGCAAGATGGCGCGGCAGAATCGCAACTTGGTCAATGTGCTAGAGGCTTTGGCTAAGGGGAAAGACGTTCCCGGCGTCACCGTAGCCGAGATTGCTGAATACGCCCAGAGTGCCGTAAACGCCGTCCGAAAGGAGAAGCCGTGCCAATCGTAAACGTCACCGACATCAGCAAGGATCACGTTGCTGAGGCCATTGCGCGAATGGAGATGGACATACAGACCGTCGCCAGATCGCACAGAGGACTTAGCAGCGGCTATATGAAGTTGCTGCGAGAAATCCAGTCTCTAGAAAAAGAGGCTGATACTCTGCGGGAATTGATCATTAAGGAGGGCTACATCATCACCAACTTCAATGGTGAGATGGCGCTTTGCCGCGATCCTTGGCATCAACAGAAGGAGGAGCAGCCGTGAGCTACCCAATGCATCCTAAAGCTCAGGAGATAGAGCGCCGCCTGATGGCAATGCAGATGGTTAAGGAGATCATCGCCGACCTCCGTTGCGACTGGCGTGCGATTAAACGTCAGCGACGACGCATCGGACTAAAGCTGATCTGGGCTACTGAGGCCGAGCGAATCGCCATTGCCGACAAGCGTGGGGTGGATAGGAGGTTGGTTACGTGACTCCCTTAACAGCAAAAGCCCAGCTTGATGTCCTGCAATGCGGCAGACCGGCCAAGGTCAAAGCCGAGTTCGCCGCCCAATTAGAAACACAAATATATGCCCTCACAGCCTTCATCAGAGACCCAGAAGTCTTCCAACACCTCAGCGTGGCACAGATCGCCGAACTCGACTCTATCTTTACGGATAAAGTTTGAAAACGCGCTACGATCAGGAATGACCCTCAAAGAATTGAGGGATAAGTTCCGGCAGATTGATCCGAAAACCGTATCCCATCGAATCACCACGATGGGCTACCAAAAACACTACCTGACCAACGAAGAACATAAACACATCTTAGCTCGGAGAAAGATACAAAATGCAACTCCCGCACAATGACCAAGCAGAGAGGGTTGTCCTCTCCTGCATTATGAACGAGGGCGCATCTGCCCTCCTGAAGGCCCTCGACTATCGAGTGTCTGACGGCTGGTTTTATTCACAGCCCGCCAAAGCTATCTGGAAGCAAATCAACGAATGCCACATCAAAGGCATCGGGGTGGAGACGCACATCGTCTGCGCGGAGTTGAAGAAGACGGACCCTGAGCTTCGGAAGT